CGAACTTTATTTAGACGAATCGGAAAAAAGAACTTTAAGATACTCTATAAACAGGAATTTAGCACAAGGTACATCTATAGCAAATAAGTCAGTATTATCACAAAAAAAATCAAAACTTTTTATTCCCATACCTTTATTTTTTTCAAGAAAATACGAAAACGATGAGTATGAAACTAATAAACCTAACCGACCCTATTTCCCAACGTGTGCTATACATAAACAAAAAATACAATTTGATATTGAATTTTTTCCACAAAATTTCTTTACAGACGATACTTCTACTTTATCATTGAGTAGTTTTGACATTATTACCGAAGAAATAACAATTGAAAATACAGAACGTATGTATTTGAAAAATGAAAAACAAACTCTTATTACAGATATAGTACAAAAACATCCTTCTCTTCTTGTAAATTCAGGTGTTTCTAATACAAAAATAGAACTTATACCTA